GAATCAAATATATTCGGCCAATCTATCTTTGCAATCCCCGCTGATAAGTAAACGCTCCCAATCGGGATTGAACTTTTTGGGGGTGCAGGTATGTTAGAAAATGCCACGTTTGCAAATGGGGCCGCAAAAGTAGAACCAATTAAATCGCCAACTACAACAATTAATTCATTGATTGTTGGATCATTGGCTATAGTAACATATCTGTTCTGCCCATCGTTTATATATTCAGATAGGTCAAGGTCCGTCTGTTCAAATCGTGACCATTCATCATAAAAATGGACAAATGACATAATGGTAACAGAAGTTGATTTTGGCTCTGTTGGTCTTAACAGCCCCGGTTTAAATAACCGCGAATCAACAAATACTTCATCACCGCCTCCCATTTCGTGCTGAGTGTGATGTGCCCCTACTCCAGAGATCAGTGAAGCGCCGGGATAGTAATCAACGAAAGTTTCGTCTACATCTAGAATTCTTTCGTAAGGGTCACTGGGGTGTTTCCCAATCACAACTGGTAAATTGAATGATGGGCGAACAGTTCTATTGAGCCGAACGGGGAAAGCCTGCTTTGTTGATAGCGTTTCTCTTGCCCAAACAAAAGCGGGATTGGACTCAACAATCATATTGCTGGTTCCAGTCCCTTTCCCGTCGCCAAGATAAACCGTTCGCTTTATGGTACGGGGTTCGGCTTGGCGCTGTAATTCTGTTTTGAATGCAGCAAATGCATCCCTGGCTTCTTTCAAGTTTGCCATATTACATAATTAACCGTATTGCATACGATGATATTGCTAACCATATCGGTATTCTGACCCAATTGTTCTTGCATACAGAAAATAAGATTGCTAAATATACAATAATGCTACCTGGACCCACATATGGTGCAAAAAAATATGTAGACAATGCAGCAATGGCTAGACTATCGTATCTCCATGCCAAAAATAATAGAACAACCCCAATTGGCAATCCGTAAGGGAATATTCCCATATCTATGGGATGATAAAGTCCAATGCCCCAGTTTTGGAACATTCTAACCAACCACGGACCCCACACCAAGAATGACAATAGCCCCGTTCCGCACAGAAGCACAAGCTCTTTCCGTGAATATTTCTTTATTCCCATTAGTGCAGCTAAACCAATTACTTGAGGTTTAATTACCATTAATAAAAAGTCATGTGGTTTAATTGACTTGTTGCCACTCGTCATCAATGCAAACCCTAGCAACACAAATGCATCTAATTGCCCCAATGTGATGAAAAACCACATGAATGGATTGAATACAGTCAACAACACTCCGATTTTATCCGCTTTCATCAAATATGCACTATACATAATAACACACAACGACACAGTAATCCATAGCGCTCCTGCTAATTTGTATGGCAGTACTGAAAATGGGCGCAACAACAACATGGCCCACGGCGGATTTAAAAACCCACTAACTTCATACGGATTAATTAACTGAGCGGCGGCATGATATATCTTAAAGTCACCATATGAAGGCAATTGATACATTGCAATGCACAGGGCGATTACAGACAATGTTAATACAATATACTTTACATAACGAGTTAAATTATTCATAAACTCTATTGTGCCAACCCATCGGTCATATTGCAATAGTATACCCGTACTCTTCATGGCTACTCTGTCCATAGAGGAACAATTACACCAGTTCCATTTCCTGTCGTGTTAAATCCGCCAAATGCCCAATCCCCCGTTTTGTCTGCCCATGTGTTGCCATCGTCAGTACTGACAAAAATGCCAGATTCGGTAACAGCATAGAATTGATCGGAGTTGTATGGGAACCCCCCAGAAGCAACAACATTTCCAGAAATGCCAGAAGTTGATATATTTGTTTCTGTATCAAATCCGTCCGTAGAAATGTATAAGGATGAATTAAGCCATCTGTAGGATTTTAACCTATTTTGTGTGTACGATTCTATGCCAGTTCTTTTTGCCAGTCTACTTGACGGAAAGGGGATGCTAATTCCCCCAGAAATAGTAGTTATGGTTGCCCCGTCCTCTGTTTTTCCAGCATAATAATGCCACTGAGAGCCATTGACATCAATTAGGGCAAAGTAACACACATTACCATCGGTGTTGTCATTGTATGGGCAATGAGCAGCAATGCCACTGTAATCATCCGAACTGGACGCACCGGGGATGGACGGCCCAGTGATTGTTGCCCATGACTGACCCCCATTTGTTGACTTTCTCAATATTGAATTCGTCGCTGCGCCTACCGCTTCGTGCGCCGTATACAGCACTACGTTCCCATTAACCAGATGTGGGACATAATCAGCCGCCCCCATCCAAACACTATCTGAGTCACCAACAAAAACTTGTACGGTATTCCATGTTTCAAATGCATTTCTGGTATAAGTGACATAAACAGAATATGCATTTGTCATCGTGTGAAACATCGCAAAATAACCGTTTATATTAATGCTTCCTATAATTTTTGCCGGTCTTGCGAAACTCGTTAAACCAGAAGCAGATTGTATTGCCGCTGCCGAAACAATTAGCTCCCAAGACGGAGAAGATTGATCGAGATCGGTTGAGCGGTATATCCCTGCGTCTGTCGTCAAGTAACCTGTTGTAGCAGGACTCCAGGGGTCAAGAATGTAATCCCACAGTATTCCCGGTGTACCACTAGGAGTTATATCGGTCCATGCTGGGCTTGCTGCCCCAAATGCGCGAGTTCTGCCCAGCGTAGCGCTTGTCGCAACATATACTGTTCCAAATCCGGTTCCTTCTCCAGGTGTAACAGGATCGGGATTGGGATCGGGGGTTGGTGTAGGAATGGGCGTAATATCATCAATTGCCGGAAACGTAATGCTACTTCCACCAATCCCATTTACAGATTCGCTCAACTCGAATTCTGCGGTTGCATAGCCTTTCTGCGAGTCATACATCATACGCAAATTCTTGTGATAAAAATTTTTGCCCGACCACTCGATCCCTAGTGCATTTTGATTGCTTTTCATAGATAGTTTCATCAACTGCTGAGGAACAGGGTCTATCTTATAATTACCGACTGTAGGGACGGTAACACGAGGGAACTTTTTATTTAGTTTGGCTCTCCAATTACCCGCCCATGTGATAAGCGTTTCTTGATTATCAACAGTTAATCCTCTGGATATTTCAGTTAAATCACCGAAATACCCCGCAACCGTACCAGGAGACTCAGCGCCCAAAGGGACATCGCTTGCAACTGCGTACATTTGGGTTTGAGCAATGCGATCATAGGGGTCGTATTCAATCCCAACTGTTCCCATTATATCTTTGTTCAACAGCGATAGGGATGGCAATGCAGCACTAGCACCGCTTATCTCAGCGTCAGCAGATGCGTACAAGTTACTCTGCATATCCGCTGACAGCAAACCCATCATGCCTTTGTCGATGTAATTGGAGCGCAACTGTTGCCAAAATGTACCTCTTGGCAAGCTCTGGAACAGAATAGTATTTGTTAATCCCAATCCGCTTGCTGGTTGAAAATCAACCAGTTCTCCAGCATTAGAACGGAATTGCAACATCGCCTGTGCCGTTCTGTCCATTGTTAGACGAGGCATACCAATCCAGTGTGACGCGCTAGGGACCGGAGATGTTTGGGCATAAAAAACATCATAGCTCTGTGTCTTATTCAGTACGCCATCAATTGTAACTGCCGTAAATGTGGCAGAATTAGTGAACGGGTTTTTCTGCAATGTTCCTTGAATTACCCATCCGCGAAAAATAATATTATTTCGTGTAGGGAAATTGCCGCCAATACTAGAAGCAATGTTGTTGTAACTCGATTGCTCGAAAATGACTATTTCGGAATTCTCTTGAATGGCCTGTGCTGTCCCACCATACGCGGTAACAATAGCACGGTATCCACCAGACTCGTATCCACCCTGTACTTCACCAAACGACACACGAGGCAACTGCGACTCGTCTTCGTAAAGGAAGATTAGTCTATTTCCAACTGCTGATGTGCCAATGTTTGTAAAATGCTCACATCTGAAATATGAACCATTGGGAGATGCTCCTGTAAAAGTCACCAATTCTGGATTTGCGAATGTTCCTTGATTGATAGAAACGCTACCATTTGGAAAATACCACGCTCTTCCATTCACACTCGCATCCCATGAATAACTTCGCTCATCGATGAATGACGCAGTATAGCTTCCGCCCTTAAGGAAACCGACAATTGGAGGACCAAGATTAACCTGAACCATTCCATCATAGCTGCTAACATAAGCTCTGTCATAATCCATTCGCCACTGGCTTGCGGCTGTGTCGTATCTTGGGTGTTTTGTCCACGGAAGAAACTGGTCCCGAACGGTAATGGTTGTTGCATCTTTCCAGTTTATTAAGCCAGAACCGGCTTCCGCAATAGGCAATAGGCTACCACCAGAATAGCCCTCTCTAGGCAATTCTCTGATTCTTATGCGTCCAAGATTGCTTGCGTTATTATTGCCGACCCATGCTGTCATCCCAGGGCGAATACCTGCGGATGTGCCACTAACAATAATTGCAGATAATGGGTAGTTATTCGGTGTGCCAATCAAAGATAAATGCGACCACACGGCTGGCTGATGATGAGCGAGATACCATCGAGTTCGTTGTGGTCTACGGCGTACTGTATTCAGTTCTGTGCTGGTTAAATTATTTCTCATATTGTGACATTTCTTACAAGTAGCTTAAACGGACCAGTATTAATGTCTCTTATATACGGTTCTTCCTGAACTGCTACATAAACACCACTCAATGTAGTGAACCCAAGCTGCTGTCTGCTTAACACTGTTAGATTGATGCTTCCAGACGACGTGCCCTGTATCCACTCTCGCGTGTGCGTAACACTCCCCCCATCGAACGAAAGCTCAATCTCGTAATTGGCAGAAAATACAGGCTGCCCATTATGATCAACCCCCATAATCTGAGGAATCCATTTGACTTCGACCGGACCAATTGATGTGGCGGTTCCGTTGATTTTATATTGAGTATTCATTATGGTTGAATAATCTCCATCGTCGCCTCGTAAGATATTTCTTTGAATATCTGATTGAGTGTTTTGTCATTTGTGACATTAATGTTTACCCGCTGTGTTCCCATTCCATTTGGATAACCAGGAATAACAGGAATATCCCTATCGTCTCTAACTGCATCACCAATAGTATTGTCACTGCTGCCGCCACCAGGATAGCCGCTACCAGGGACGGCCCCACCTATCGAGCCACCACCTCCGCTTCCGCTGCCGGGGTTGTAGCCAACACCGGGGAAATTAGTATTTCCGCTAGCTCTTGCGCTTTCATAATCTTGCCACATGCGATTTAGCTCATTAATGTGGTCTTGCGTCAGTTTGCCCTCGCGCTCGTATTCCTCTGCGCGTTGAAGTAGTCGCCGCAACTGTGCTTCCTTTTGTCGCAACAATTGATCGTTATACCATTTTTGCAAATCAAGCAATCTATCACGATATGAATCCATTGCATCCCGTCTTGCTCTATCTGCCGCTTTGATTGCGTCTTGCCGCTGGTCCTCAGCGGCTTTTATAGCGTCCTGGCGGGCTTTTTCGTAGGCTTGCTGTGCTTCTCTACGCTGACGTTCAAACTGTTTGATAGCGTCCTCTCTACGGCGTTCTGCGGCTTTCTCAGCTTCTTCTCTAGCCTTTTCCTCTGCTTTTGCAATGTCTGCCAACTGCTCTTCTAGTTGCTTGAGAATTTCTTCTTTTTTATCCTGAGCTGTTTCTTCCGCGTCTGCCAAATCGGACTTTCTGTTTTGCTCTGCCTCAAATAAGGCTCTTGCATCACGGTCAATGAGCGCGGATAGTCTTGCAAGTTCGTACTTGCGTTGAATATCATTTAATTTGCGTTGGTGGTCTTCTTCTGCGTCTTCGAGCTTTTGTGATGCATCTTCTCTCGCATTGGCTTCTTTGTCTCTTGCATCCTCAGAAATATCACCGAGTTTTTCGGCTAAATCTTCGTTTATCTCAAGTTGTTTTTCAGTATAGTCTTGAGTGATTTGCAGAATTTTATCAGTTCTGTCTTGAGCAATATCAGCAAGCTTCTCTCCCAAATCCTCGTCAATCTTGGCGAGTTTTTCGGCTAATTGCTCTCGAATATCCACCATTTTTTCTGCGAAATCAGATTCGATGTCTCCGCGCTTTTCTGCCAAATCTCTAGCAATATTGGCATCCGATAATGGGTCAAATGACATTTCGATTTTATCAGAAATGACATCCAAATCGCTCGATAACCGCTTCTGCATTCTTGTCATTGCATCTTCAACAGCAGCAGCGCCCGATTCCGCTGTGCCGCCCATTAGTCCAATTTCTGTGGCGAATTGATCGTTTGCCTCCTTGACCTTTGCCGTGAACTCATCCCAAGAAATAAAATCTATGCTTTGCTGAATTTCTATTGCTTGTTGTCTGAAATATGCGGCAAGATCGTCTTGCCCCATCAATTCTTTTGCTTTCGCTTGTAACAGGACCAACCCTATCTCAACCGTCTTTAATGCCTGGAGGATGTTAGCCGCTGCCCAAACGACACTGCCCGTTGTTAGTCTCAATCCGGCATCCAGCGCAACCAACGTTGTTTTCACAAAATTAGACAAGGACGAAAATGCCTCTTGCAGTTTTTGTATCACTTCCGGTGATGCGCCCAACTGGTCTGCAATAATTGCTGCTAATTGCCCAACTGTTGTACCAAGGTTGTTCGCACCATCGATAACAATGTCAACGGCTTGTGCCCAAACGGACTTGAACACTCCGCCAGATTCTTCCATTTGGTTCTTTGCAGTTTGCAGCGATAAACCAACGCTGTCAATTGCGCTTGCCATCTCTTCGATGACTTCTGCTTTGTCCATAACAGCATTAAACACAGCTTGTGCCCGTTCTGACTCGTTTAATTGATCTGCTGTTGTGTCTAGACTCGCTGCATAGGCATCAACCGACTTGCCCACTTTCAAGATAATACCAGCATTATCAATCAATCTTGGCTCACCACGGATAATACCAGTGATAAGGGTTTCGTAGATACGGTTTACATCTGAAATATTACCTTCAACAATGGCGGAGTTAAGCGCAACCTTTAGCAATGCATCGGCTTGATTTGTAATAGCTGGCAAGTCGGCTTTCATCAAACGCAATGCGCCTTCCATTGCCGTTGTCATATTCACAGCGCCACGGCTTGCCTCTCTTAGTCGTTGAGACAAATCTCCTGAGACACCTGCCATTTGACTGATATTTGCATTGAAAGAAACAAACTTGTCAATAGACGAAGCGCCTTCTTCTGCCGCTTTGAACATGCCTTGTAGTAAGCCGATGACTTGTTGAATAGTAGAAATAGTGATGAATAAGGCGAAACCGAATTTATTGAACGAACTGTTCATCAGATTCGTCATGAAATCTGTTTTGCCCTGTTCATCTTTTAATGTTGAGAACGAATCCGCCGTTCTCCCAACTTGATCAGATAACGTTTTTAATGTATTCGCTTGTTCAATATTACCTTTTGCGAATTCATTCTTTGATGCAGCTAAGAGGGTTTGTTGCTGTTTTTTTAATGCGGCGACTTGTTTCTCGACGGCAACAGTTGAGAAATCTGTGGCCTGTGCATACTTTTCTGCCATCAAGGCGGCTTGTTGTTCAACGGGGATTAGTGCCTGCAAGGATTTGATTTCGCTATCAATTGCTGCTTTTCTTTTCTGAAACGCACCACTGGCAACATCATTACCTAGTGCTTGTGCGCCCTGTGCCGCTTTTTGTAATGTTGCTGCGTGTTCTCTTAATGCAGCGGTTTGCTCAACGATTGCACGAGTTCCCTGTTCCGCGAATGGGGTAAAATCTTGGGTGTCAAACTTTAGTAATTCAGTGGGTCCAACCGATTCCATGCTTTTGAGAATCTGTTTAACACTCAGTAAGCGAAACTCTGTGTCCCTAAGACCCTCTGAATTTAACTTTGAATTGATTAAAATCTGAATCGACATTTATGCGTCCCAGTATTGCAGAGCTATCATTATCTCTGTTTCTTCAATCATACCCCATTCCTCAACGTCCTTATGCGTCAGGTTCGATCCGACAGTACGATTATAAATTGCTGCAATCCTCATACAATCCATTGTGCTTTTCGTGCCTTTATCTAGGCCGTTTAGCGCGTTCTCTAGGCTTTTCTTTGATTCTATGCCTTTTTCTTTTTGTCTTCGCCAGAATTTAATGTCTCTGCCGACTCGTGTAGCATTTTTTTTAGGCTTTGCTGAGTTTCCAATAGTCTCAGTACATAGCTGGTGATTACGCCATACATGAAACCCCACGGCAGGTCGGGATGTCTAAATGATTCCTGTGCTGACTGAGGGGTAGAAAAATCGAGTCCATCAATGTTCGTGTCCATTACCAAACGGGATACGGCTTCAAAGAATTTATCTGATGTTTCAATTTGCTCAGTCTCTTTCAGAGCGCGGAGATCGTCCACGCTTTGGACAATTGGATTCAGCAAATCAAACACAACGGTTCTAGACGGGTCTTTCCAGAACTCAAACCAAAACGCCCCATATGTTTCTTCTTCATACCCTAAATCGGGTAGCTCTATTCTTACTGATTTCTTTGGAAATTTAATTTTATCTACCATTTTGTCTCCTAGTACAAATATACTATGGAATTATAGCATAATATTATGTATAGTGACAGTATGACAAGGAGTGACATGATATGACAAATTTAGATGATCCATATGTAATTCACGAAGAATTGGCATTTACTCTGCTGTCTGTTTGCCAATTTTTGCATATTTCACGCAGAACGGCACAAAGATGGATTAAGTCGGGAAAACTAAAAACGCACAAGCTGCACGTGCATATTGTTAAACTGTCTGAGATCAACAGACAACGAAAACTTCGTGGTTTGGCTCAATTGACAGACGAAACGGCATTGGAATTATTCGAGGCGCTGAATCAATGATTGACACAAAAGAAATGGCAAGATTGTATACAGAAGAGTACTATTCGATGACTGAGTTATCGGATATGTACAATCTTGATAGACGCAAGGTGAAAAGAATTTTATCAAATATGGGTGTCAAATTGCGTAGCTCGAAGAAATCATATATGAAGGCGTACAGGCGAAAAACGCAGATGGACAGGGAGGAGCGAGTTTATCCTCACAAGGATCATGTTCAAACAAGAGATAAGGGACTGTACAAAACCAATCCCCAACAAGAGCAGTTATTGATTAACATTTATAACGGCGCAGATGACTCAAGGAAACTATCTGAAATTGATCATGGATATGTGTCATTGAGTAACACATTGAGGATATTGCGTAATAACGGCCTAATTAAATACGAATCGAAATCTGGCAGTTACGCAAAGAATATCAAGCTAACAAGAGATGGAATGAGCAGAATCTACGAGCCATCGCTGAAACAAAGAATAATCCAACTTTACGAAAATAACGCAGAGTTGGATTATGTTGACATTGCTGAAATTGTGGGGTGCAATCACTCCTATCCATCAAGAGTGATTAGGGGATATTTGAACCAAAGATAGTTTTTATTATTTTTTGTATTAATTGCTTTTCAAGTTGACGGTATTGGTATTTGAATTTTAACGCAAGCCATTCGACAAACGAAACTCTAGTTAACCCAAAATTATCTTCCATGTATCTTGCGGCTTGCTCATCTGACACTTTACATGATAGCCAATAATCGACATCTTTCTTAATCAGGTATATTGTTTTCACTTTCTGCTTCCTTTTCGCCTGACTCACAATGGTGGATATGCCTAGGAACTAATAACTTCAATTACATAATCCCAAACATCATATCCGTACACCATTTCTAATGCGGCTTTAAATATCTGATTCTGGTAATTATCTGATTCGTCCTCATGATAATCATCACTGTATAGAAACTCGATATACTCCTTGCAGGCTTCTTTGAGGGGGCGTGTGTTTAATGGCTCATTTACCATACGAGGGATTATTTGCTTTGCTTTTCGTCTTGCCAATTCTTTTTCAAGTTGCTCGTCAGTATATTCAGTCAAACTCATTATTGCACCTTATCCAGTTTCTTAATTGCTTCTTCTAATTCGCTTCCAAACCAAGTTCCGCCATTATAGTAACAGAAAGCAAATACAATATCATTCGTTACGGTTCGATGTGCCATGTGAATATATCCATCGTCGTAATCGACGTATTTAACAAGATACCATTCGCCATCGTTTACACGAACTACCTCTCGCTTTGATTTATTGTCAAACCAACCAATATCCCAATAATTTTCTTCTTCGATGTAGTCGCACCACTGGTAATCAAAGTCAACAGACAGTTTAATGAAATCAATTATTTTTTGACCAACTACATCTGGAACCCACTTCTCCTTATACAGCAACTTCGCGGTTCCAGAACGGTATTCTAGTTCGCTCATTTTTAATGCATCTCCATTCTAATATTTGCTCACATCAACAACACGAACCAATAATCCTTTTTCTCGTGCTGTATCTATCATATTTTTACTGCCTTTACTAGCCTGATCCCAAAAAACAATCGCCGCATCTGCATACTCTGCCATTTGTCTATTTCTAATTGGGCCAGCCGATTTGCCGTATTGCTTCCAGGCTGCGTTCATAATTGTTAATTTATGGCTGTGTTCTTTAGCGTATCTTTCACCTAGTTTATCAACGCCATCAGCCCCACCAGAAACAATTTCAATATCAGTTTTATTTTGCAAATACTTATCGCAATATTGACGAACTATTCGATGATTTCGAAAAGTTCTCGAACCGGCGATTATCACTTTAAATGTCATGCGTTATTCTATAATTTCCAATTGATTAGCCAAGTACACCTCTTCGCCATCCATGTACTCCACAACAACAGGATATGCGCTCAAGACTTTTTTGCCGCTTCTAATTCGTTCTTCTAAACTGTTTTCAGGCATGGTGGCAATCGGAGTAAAATATCCATCATCAAGTATGCTGATAACAATACCACATCGGCACTTTTTCGATTTGCATTCATTAAGCTTAAGGATTTTTCCACATAAACACTCGACTTTTACGTACATGATTTTACTCCTGAAAGATAGAATCCTTCATCCAATCATCATCCGATTCATTGTTTGGTTCATTCAGAGTTTTAACTATTAACTGGCTGTTATCATCCCACATAGCGAACAGTATTGATGAATACTTATGCGACTTCACTGCAAGGGCAAAATCTCTTTTTGTTTCTTTTGGTGAGTCATTAAATACAATCAAACACTCTTCGTAAATATCCTGTTTCACAATATTGAACTCATCATACCAATTTTCAATTTGGACAATGAATTCATCTGGAATATTAGGCAACGATTCATTAGTTCGCCACATCTCAAATACATTTTTCTTTGATATATTGCTAATAATCCGATGGAGAAAAATATAATCATCACCCTTTATTTTGAATCTTTCGCCGCTTTTATAACGCAAAACAAAACCTTCTGACTTAACACCAGATAGCTTACTCGCTACTTGCAATGCCTCTTGAGGGGAATGGATATTGTATACAGTTGGTAAATCGAAACCCATATAATCAGCAAAACTAGCAACTGATACCCACGGTAATTCTTGCCCGGTTTGAGTGCTGATAATGGCAAGCAAAACCAATGATTCTTTACTGCCGTAGTCGCAGACTATTCTATTGTCAGGATAAATACCTTCGAACAGATATGTGTAATCGCTATCCATTTCATCGCTATAAAAGTACTCATCGAAATAATTCTTCGCCCAAATAGCCTGATCAGAATCAAAACTTCCGCGAGTGGCGAAATTCATCTCTCCATTGTACTTGTATCCAATGATCAATGAACCATCCATCTTCTCGAATACATTATCAAGAACATCATTCTCGTCAGGAACGGCAATGCTGCTTCCATATTCTTGGCCGTAATTAAAGAATTTCTTGAATGGTCTTGCCACAATATCGCCAGTTTGATTATTAACAATCAATCCACGACACAGTTGTTCTATATCAGTCCATTCATTTGCCCATTGAGCTTCGTGCGTGTACGAGAGTAGAGTTAGTTCGTTTTTATGAACTGCTTTTACTCGATACTGGGAAAAATCGTGCCCGACAACTACTAGTTGTGCAATTTGTTTGATGTTCATTACTTATTATCAACGCAATCAGATAATTCGCGGTAAATAAGATACAACAAGTCTGCTTACTTATCAGATATGCCAAATTCTATGTAGTCCTTTTTTGACATATTGCCCAGTAGGGCTACCAGCGCCACCAGATCGTCTTTGTCGAAATCAACAACGATTCTAACTTTTTTCAAGATTTTCATGATTTACCTCAAATTACATAAACAAGGTTACGATCCAACCAATAAACACAACAACAATTGGAGATAACATATTAACAATTAATTGAGCAACGGCATCTTTTGAGGATCGTTTCTCGTTCGAATTGATCTGGTCCGGTTTTATAGCAAGCATACCAACAATCAGACTGATACCAATGGCAACTGGAATTGTAATCATTGGAACATCAAAATACGGGAAAATAAACCATCCCCACAATTTCATCAAGGCCCAACCGTGGATAACAGAACTCAATGCAATTGCGGTCAAAAATGTAACGATAACACCAATAGCTTTCATAGTTTAAATCTCCTTATCTATATACTATCCGAATATTCCATCATGAAAATAGCACGATTGTACTACTAGACTACCAGAATGGAATATCATTATCTGGCCTGGATGCAAATGGATTTTTTGCAATATTTGCCAATTTGTACCGCTTTCCATATTCAAGTATCATTTCGGTTTCGTAATTGTATGCGTCTTCATAGGTGTCTGATTTATATATAATATCCATCTTAAGCGGTTTTTCGATTGTCATCATAATTTTGATTAAATGCGGATTTGTTTGTGAATAAAGATGCGATTGATAACGCATACTAGGGTTTGTTGTGTATCCAACATACAATATGTCCCTGGTAACGGGATGAGATAGAGTATAAACATAATGGTTTGATTTTGGTTTTCTTGTCTTTTTTTGAGGTGGAACCACTATGTCATAATCGTCAATAGAATATATGGGGTCGCATCCCCCGTACAGAACATTAAAAAAGCAAAGTCTTTTTTCTGCTATTTCAGTAGTAAGGCCACCGTTTCGTTTGCCTGTTTCGAGTACGACATAACAATCGTGCATATGATACAGGTCATGGTGCGCTCTCATTAGAAAATTCTCTGCAAAATCATCCTTATCATAGTGCAACCATAGAGAGACGTACTTTGATTTATATGACATTATATGTTGGTAGCGATCGTCTAATACAGGACTTATTTTTACAGAAGCAAAGGAGCTTTTGTTTGCTTCCTCCTCTGGGAAATCTTGCGTGTTACATTCAAAATGAGATAAATAAACTCGTTGTGCCATTAGTGTTCCATAACAAGCATATATGTCCCATTTTCTTTTTAGAGCATTATAAAAATCAGAATCATGTAACACGGAATTTATGTGCGAATACATTTTCAGTGTATGCCACATTGGTACTCTTCGTTGCGTTTTTTTGGATTTAAATACCGGAATATAAGTGTCTATGGTTTGTTTCACCTTGAATGCACCTTTTTATAATTCATCAAAAAACAATTCATCTTCGCTTTTGTAATCTGACCATAACGCTAAGTCTCGTGGATAATTTTCGTAAGATGAGATTTTCCCGAAAAATATTTTATCAACCAACTGCGCTCCAATCGGGTTATTTGACATGTTTGCTTTTTGTGGATCAGAAAGTGGGATGATATTCCATTCGTTGAAATCTTCAACACTCAGTAGTTTTGTAGATATACTAAACCCTTTTACCTCATAATTTGGATATAGTAGAGCAACAATATCCGCTTTCAAGCGAGAACGGTAATCTAAATAGAAATTGACGTTGTTGGGAGTTATCTCTGTTAGAGGCGAAAGGTATTGAATAAAATCACTAACAATTGACGCTATTTTTGATGATGACGCAGTCTGCCCTTGTTCTTTATCATAAAAAACAGGTTCGGGCCATTCTACTTCAATTGTTCCATTTTCTGTTGATTGCTTTTTGAATATTCCTGTGGCGGTTCGTCGTAATGATGTTCCTTCCTCTTGATTAATTCTGCGAGATTGAAGTATTGCATTATCCAAATCAACATGACTGATTTCTTCGTGTAATTGATTTAATTGAACATCGGTTACAAGTATAAATTCATTTTGTGATACTGGTAATCGAACGTACCCATTGCTGTTTGAACGGGACAACCCCTTTCTAGTGGTTTCCCAATCATCATTGGAGAGTAAGAAAAAATGGGCTTTTCCACCATTACTAATATAGTCATTTATTGGGGCTTTGTATTTTGCAATCTCAATACCGCCGCATAAAGAACACTCTAGTGGCTTTTTACAGCGCATCTTAATTATTTTTGGTTTGCCAACTTGCCAGTCCCTAACTTCTTTATGGAATTTTCCACACTCTTCTGGAGTAATATTCATATTTATTAACCTTTTGTTGCCTGATATAAATAGCATAATATCATATTTTACAAAATATGTCTACTATAAAATAAAGCCTTTCTACTTAAGCACTTATTGGGACATGTAATTTAAAAGGCATATTGATAGTTTTTGTTTTTCATGATAGAATGTGTTTATCATGTTTAAACCTTGAGTAAACGGCCTGATATACCTCTTACTCACCCTCTTCTTGCCCATCTTGATTCATTCAGGTGGGCATCCTCTTTTTAGTACAATAATACCATTCAGTTATCCGGTAATTCAGGTATACTACAGTCAAGGAGACAGATAAAATGATTAACTATTATGATTTAACCAATGAGCAAAGAGAATCAATGAATGTGGATTACGATTTTGTAGCCTGCCTTGAGTACAACGACTTGCCATTTAATTTATTTGATGTCGAGCGAGTCTTAGCGGTTATTGAGGGTGAAAACGACACGCGAAATTGGCATTGGATTGTAAAATTACGAAATGATCAAACGGTATACGTTCGTGGTGGATGCGATTACACAGGATGGGATTGTCAATCTTGGGCCGGAGCGAAACTTTTGGATGAAAAAACATCGCTTGTCAAGGCAATTCATGAACTGGGCAATGGATGGGAATCGGATGATGATAAAGTTGGATATTATCATAATTTGTCGAATCAATTGGCTGGTAAGAAAAAAGAAACTTGGCGAGAGTTAATGGACAAAGAATTTGGTTTAGATAAGGACGGTAACGATGAATAATCTAACAGTTAGCTTAGTCCATGACTCTAATGTAGTGAAGAACACGTGAACTAGATTGACCTTTTTTGCTCGTTCGTTTATAATAAACTCGTTCGTTTCTATCCCCTTGCGAAACGGCTCATGGCATTCTGGCATGGGTCGTTTTGTTTTTTTAGTACCATTGTACTATAGCGTTGATATTTGATTCAGATACTATCTGTGGAACAACTTGTTAAATTTACGTAAAAAAGGTGGTAGAAATGAATAAGAAGAAAACAATTCCTCGTTCATCGCAGCCATCATCTCTCCCAATTAAGATATTAGCAATCCCATGTTTGATTTTCCTATGGCCTGTTCCTCTATCGTTGTATGTGTTTGATCGCATGTCGGGAGATGGCATTGTCGATTTGTCATATACAATTATGGCTCTTATCGTTGCAACTGGATTAGCCTGGGGATGGATATTCGTGCTGTTGTGGGGCATAGCACAGTATTTCCAGTGGGTGTAAGATGAAATCAAAAGGGAAACGAACTGTATGGACTGTGTTGATAATATCTTTTGTAATATTATTTTTAATTGCACCTCCATCAATCATGGCAATTGGGGTGCTAATTCAGCTAAGAAATAGGGCAGACATGGTAACAATTACCGTTGTTTTGTTGCTCGGAACTGTGTTATCGTTGGTCTACGGCATGTTTGTATTACCAGTTCTGTTCTGAGCTATTGACATAAGAATACGAATGCATTAGAATAGTACCGTAGTCCTAGTGTGGATTGCGGTATTTTTATTTAGCGACCTTGAGCGCATATCTGTTAATTCGGATATGCGCTTTTTTGTTTTTCGGAGAATTATGCCGTACAAAGTTCAGAAAACAGACGATCAATGGTGTGTTTACAAAGAAAACGCAGATGGGTCGGCGGGGAAACAGATTGCTTGTCACGATAATGAATCAAAGGCGAAAGAGCAATCTCGTGCATTGTATGCAGCAGAAGAATCAAAATCGCTTGGCGTTGAATTGGATGAGTATATCTTTTCCGAAATTTTAGAAGAAGAGAAGTCGACAAAAGCCGCAGATGGTGTTGACGAGGTATATAAAAAGTTTTCGTCTTTGGTAAACATGTCTGCGTCAGAATTAGAAAAATGGGCAGAATCGCCTTGTTCCCGCGAAGCCTCATTAACTCGTGCCCCAATTAAGCGCGTATTGAATTTGTTAAAAAAGAAAAAAGATGAATGGGATGCAAACGATATTAAACAAGCAAATCGTGTTATCTCGTTCATTGGTCGGATGAGCGGTGTTGAGGATAGCGATAATGTATCCGAAGATTGTCCTTATTCGAAGAAACAGATTTCGTTACGCAATTGGGGGAGGAAATCAATTGATATGTCTAATATGATTAAAATGGACGATGATTACGAAGAGATGGAAGAAACCATTCTTGAATCAGATGGCGAAAAAAGTTATGAACAGATGATTGAAGAGGTAGCCGAAGCGTGGCGTGGCGACAATTATGAATACACTTATGGAACTGGCTATGTGAGTTCTGTCTATCCATCATACGTAATTGTTCGTAACAATAAAAAACACTGGAAAGTTTCGTACTCTCGTTCAGATGGCAAAATTAAGTTTGCTCCCAATAACAAATGGGTCGAAGTTCGCATGAAGTCCGAATGGGTTAAGAAGAACTTCGACAACCTGTTTTCAATTAAATCCATTAGCGAAGATCGTATCGGTGCATATGGAATCATTTGGGGAGACAAGGATAAGAAAGACCTTCATGATGAATTCTTTACGGCTGAAACTAAGGATATTACATCTGCATTTGATGCTTTGGGCGCACTCCCGTGGTTATTTCATCATGCAGCAGATTCGAAAATGAAGTCTACCGTTGTCGGGGTAATCGACAAGATGGAAGCTGATGACGTTGGTTTGTGGTACGAAGCACGTATCCGCGAACATGAACTTTATAAACAATACGTCAAGCCGCTGGTAGAAAAAGGCAAGCTGTTCTCATCTTCTGGTGCTTATCCAGGTTCTAAAGAGCGAGACAAGAAAACGGGCGAAATCAAGCGGTGGACCATTGCTGAAATCAGTGGTACGCACATTCCGGCGGAGTATCGAATGCTGGATATGCCCGTAAGTGAAGTGAAGTCGATGTATGTTGAGGCAGGCATTGACGAAAATATTATTAAGTCATTTATTTCGGAGAGTGAAGAAGCAAGCCTTGATGAAACAGCAGGACAAGAAACCGCGAAGGTTAACAAAGATGCTGAGATTCAAGCACAAGTGGCGGCACGTAACCGAATTATTGAGATGAAGTTGCGATTATCTAAATTAGGAGAAAAATAATGGATCGTAAAACTCTTTTAGAACAGAAGGCTCGGTATCGTGCCGCAGCCGAACTCGCTGTTGAAGAATCCTCGAAAGCTATGGCTTCTGATGATATGACAACGGCAAATACAAAATCTGCCGAAGCAGATGGTTATATTGCTAAAGCGGAAAATGTACAGGCTCAGATTGATCGTTTGGACAAGATGGATGCCTTGAAGGATAAAGAACCGGAAAAGGCTGAAACTGCTACCAAGACCAATCGTCTGCCGTTTGATGACGCTGACGCACCAGAGCCAGAAGAGGAAATGTCTGTTTCCAAAGCTGTGTATGTTATGCAGTTCGGCGAAGCAGGCAAGGCCGTTGACGTTGTAACCAAAGATGTTTTTGGCAAGGATTACAATGTCAATCGTCAGGCACAAAAAGCTGCTTTTAGCAAATATCTGCGTTACGGCAATTCTCGTTTGACTGCCAAAGATGCTGACTTGCTGAATGAACTGATTTATACTCCAGAAGTTGTTGAAGCTGAGGTTAAAGCCGGGTTCACCGTTCAGGAAATCAAAAGTAACAAAACGGTCCAGCAGGAAGCTGCTCTGGAACTCGGTGGCGCTTTGGTTCCCGAAGATTGGCGCGCTGAGGTTTTGAAGCGAATGATGGGCATGACCATTATGCGTGGTCGCGCTCGTATCGTAACGACTGTTCGTGACGCGATTGAATGGCCTCGCCTGGAAGGTGGGGATGAGCGGTATACCTCCGGCGTACGTGTAACTTGGGTGGATGAAGTTCCTGATTCCGCTGCTGTTGCTCAAACCAACTTCACGCTTGGTACTGTAAAAGTCCCCGTTCACACCGTAATGGCTCGTACTGACGTTTCCCGCAATCTGTTGGAAGACGCAGGTGTGTCCGTTAGCGACCTGGTTGGCGAACTGTTTGCCGAAGCGATGGCGATTGACGAGGATGAACAATTCCTTGTTGGTAATGGCGCTGGCCGTCCGTTCGGTCTTCTGGGCAATCGCTCTGGCGCTGAATACACCCCTGCTGATGGTATCCCAACCGTGATTTCCGGTTCCGCCGCCGCTCTGACTGCCGATGGTTTGATTAACTTGGTTTACGACCTTGATCCTCAATACCTGACAAATGCGGTTTGGGCTGGTAACAAAACTGGTTTCCGCGACATTCGTAAACTGAAAGACGGCAATGGTGACTATCTGTGGGCGCGGGGCATCGAGCGTGGCGCACCTCCGATTGTGCTGGGTTACGACTATATGATGTCTCAAGCACTCCCCACCGTGGCTGCGAATGCTTATCCGTTCATCTTTGGTGACATGCGTGGTTATCTAATCGCTGATAGAGTCGGTATGACCGTTCAGCGAGTGGAAGACACGGATACCGTTGGTAAGAATAAAGTTGCTATTTTTGCCCGTCGCCGGTTGGGTGGACAGGTAATCATGCCTTGGATGTTCCGGGCTTTGAAAGTTAGCGCATAAGGTATAAGGAGAAAATAAAATGCCATTAGGTAGAGGTCTTTCCGGTAGTGAAGTAAAATATATTCTGGCTTTGTCTCCTGTAGCTGTAGCGGCTGCGGGGTCGACAAACGCCTTCGACTTGACCGGTTTTTCGGGTCCGGTTACGGTAGGTGTTGCAGCGAACAGCGCGAACCTCACGGTTAACGTTATGCGCTCTGGCACTAGCAACGGCACATTTGCTGCTATTGGGGCAAGCATTCAATCGCAAGCAAGCAAGCTGGTTGTTCGTAACTTTGCTCTGAACGGTAGTCCAACTTGGTACAAGCTGTCTTATGACAACAACAACGCTGGTAGCATCACTCCTGTATTGTTCATGGCTGTACAGCAACCGCGTCAGACTCCGATCAACCAAGCGTCAACCACAACGGTTCTCAGCAACGTCCTTTAGTTCTTGGGGGCAGGGTATTCATAACAAATACCCTGCCCTAAATATGGAGAAATCATGTATAACAGTTTGATCTATACTGAACAGGGCGGGTCGGTGATGCGCGTTAGTGAAGGCGCTACACTGAACATGGGTAACAGTCCAATCACAAGCGGGTCTGCATTACCTGCGTTTGCTGCTGTATCTGGTGCGGTGTATTTTCGTAGTGGCGGCAGTTTTGCTAATATCTACATTAATACAACGAATAGCGCATCAACCGGGACTGTGTGGAAAGCCGCAAGTTTGTTTACGCCCTAGTAATAATTGACCAGATGTGTCAGAAATGGTGCATCTGGTTTACATAATATGAATGAATACGCCACCTTACGGGAAATGAGAAGCTATTTATCACTTGCATCACAAAACACGCAGGACGATGACCGCATTCTCGATTTTACCCGCAGAGCATCAAGAGCAATTGATTCATACACACGCAGAAAATTCTATCCAGAGCGGAAGACTTTTAAGTTTGATTACGCTAAGTCTGACGAAGTTCGTTTTGACCGCGATGTTCTGGAATTAAAAGGGTTGTCAGACTTAAATGGAGCATCTGGTTTTGGGCTTGGTGTTTTGTTTTTATCCTGTGGTGATGATTACAATCGTTCGCCATATGATAGAGCAAGAGTCAATTCTAATTCTGGCTCATTGTTTAATTATCAAGGCACAACTCAACAAGCAATTCATGCAGATTTGCTACTTGGCTATCATGAAGACTATGATTATGCCTGGATATACAGTAACGGAACTTTAACAGCAAGTTTAGCAAGTGCCATTACCACCGCAAGTGTTTCGGCTAGTTCTGGTGAAAACGAAATTGGGTTATCGCCTCGGTATGAATCTAATCAATTATGGAAAATCGGTTCTGGTGCATCAGAAGAATTTGTTTACACAAAGTCTTTCGATGGCGGATCGCTGGTTGAATTGATTCGTGGCATAAACGGCACAGTAGCACATGACCATGCATCTGATACACCTGTGTATGTTTGGGGTGTCGAACCAGAGATTAAGTTTGCTACAGTAAGACTAGCGCAATGGCAGTATGAACAAGCGCAAAATCCCATTTATTCCAAATTGGTAACACCTCAGTTTGGCACAATCGAAATGCCTTTTACGTGGCCTTTGGATGTGCAAGATAAGCTGAAACGATTCCAACGAGGGCGAATTAAAACGGCATTCTAATGGCTAATAGAGTAACAGAAGAACAAATCATAAACAAATTAGCCACACATGCGAGAACGATAGATGGCGTTAGAATGGCATACGGGTTCGCTCAAAATCCAGATGGATTGACCCCAGCCAATCTGCCAGCATTTGTGTTTTTTCCAGCAGAAAGCACACACGAATCAAAAGCACATTTCAACGTGTGGACGAATACATTTAATATAACTGGACTTTTATTTGTAATTAGCAGAATGGACAAAGGTGGGACGTTGCGTTATATCGAAAATGACGCAATCCCGTTTATGCAAAAAATTCGTGCCAAGTTTCAGGAACAAGCGGTGTATGAGGATTTACTGTCACTTGGTTTACAAAAAGCACCATTAGTTAGCCTTAGATATGGCGCTGGTGGAAATTTATTAACTTATAATTCAACCCCGTATGTGGGAATCATTTGTCAGTGGCAATTCAAAGAAACTGCTTAATTGCCTAATTGATTTATGTAAACCGCTATGGTACAATAGTACTATTGACAAATAGACAATTTTGGAGGCGAGAAAATGCCAAATCCTGTAGCATCGTTTAAGACGGGATTAAAAGTAGCAATTGAAGACACCTTGAGCGTTGCACCAAATGCCAGTACGAATCCCGGCTGGTGGCAAGGTGGTAGGTGGTTTGACATCACCACAGATGGGTTTCCGTCTTTGCAGGATGAAAAGGCAATTATCTTTCCTGCTGGTCAGGCGGGGTTACGCGCATTGAACAATCGCGCACCTGTGGTTGGTCGTACATGGTCAGAAGGTGGGTTTGGATTCCCGATAACCGAAGACTTTTTGGGCGCAATGCTGTACGGCGCACTTGGCGGTCTGTCCACGAATCGCGTAGATGGAACTAATTTTAGTCTACTTGCCGCAGAGCCGGTTGTTGGTGGGACAGAAAAACTTTTGGTTCTGACCAATCAGCCGTCTGATGGTGGGGCGATTTTGAGATTCGACATTAAGGGCGCGTCTGCCGGTGGAACGATCAGTATCAGCGGCATCGACTCTCATGGTAATCCAGCCAGTGAAGTAATTTCATTTGCAAGTGCAGGATCGTTCTACTCTCGTCAATCGTTTAGTGCAATCGGTGCAAGTTCAATCAGCATTAGCGGCTCTCATGGCGGTGGAACAGTTGACGTGAATGGTATTCAATACTGGGAGCATGTATTCACCTTCAACAACACGTCTAACCCATCTTTTAGTATCGAGCGATATGGCGACCCGACTGCTGGTGCTGCATCTAAATCTAAAATGCACTTGGGCATGGTTGTCACCGAATTAACTTTCACCAATCCGGCATCGCAAGAAGACGGATTGTTCATGGGTGAAGTGAACCTTGTTGGCGACCCGACTGCGACATGCAATGCTGGTTCCCTTGCCGCAACGTCTGCGATGAAGGTATGGCCTGCCTGGACGCAAAAAATAACTAAAAATGGTGTAAATTGGTACAAAGCCACCAATTTCACGATGGCTATCAATGCCGGAAACCGTAATTACATGACTGCTGCCGGTACTCAGAATCCGCAGGGGCGAGTTTATCTGGGTCAAGAAGTTACTGGTAGTTTTGATATGCTGGTTGATTCCGAAGAAGAATACAACGATTGGGCTGGGGCAAGTTCAATGACAATGGTGAACACTTGGACATCGCCCTGGAAACTGACTTCTAGTCAGAACCAGCAACTAATCGCATCGTTGACTCAGACGTATCTTGAGTCGATTGATAGTAGCGACGACGATGGTATTTTCTCTCTATCGGGAGATTATCGAACTATCAATGATGCAAACAATGGTCTTGCAAAATTTGTTCTAAGAAACGGTATTCCTGGCACAGCTTACGGGAACAATGTAGCGTAGGTTTAAAAATCTAATCATAGTAGCTAACAACCCCTGTAGTAGCTCGCTTGTTGCTTTGCTATTGCAGGGGTTGTTTTTTTTGATTATGACAACTAATAAAAACAATGACGAAATGAAATCTGATGAGCAACTAAGGAAGCTGGAGAGTGCAGTCAATAAACTTTCAGAATCGCAAATGTCATCGGAGCTAGTTTTGAAGCAATTATCACTCGATTTTGGCACTCTCTCCAGAGAACAGGCAGAGATACGGGGAGTCATATTTGGAACGTCCGGCTTGGCTGGGAATTTCCAAAAAGGGCTGATTACTCTCATGCTTGACATGCAAAAGACAGCCAGCAGCAACCAAGAGGCAATAGAGGCATTGCTAGAACGAGCAGATCGGGAATCAAGAGAGAGAGCGATTGTTGCAGATGCATTAAGTAAATCAAGTACAGAATCGTTTGATAAATTAAAACGTCTTATCACCATTGCTGGTGGTGTATTAACCATTATTACGTTGTTGCAAGTGATAATTAATTTTTTGTTGTCAACCCCATGATTAATTTTTGGAAGGGAAACTGGAAACTGCTATCTGTACTGATATTGTTGCTGTTAGCTGGCGTAGCTAACTTGCTGATAACCATTCGTGTTTTATCCAAAGACCCATCGTTTGTTTTTGTCAATACATTAGACGATCAGATGTCACCGGTTAGCGATATTGTTTGTATTGATGAACCACTTATTATTAATGTAAAAGGAATAAATCGTGGCGGATGGGCAATTAGCACTTATGCCGAAACGATTTATCATGCAGACACACTGAACTTCGCTAAAATATTCCCTCCACCTGATATTGCCGTGTCTGGATTGGTGGATAACACCACTTATTTCAACTACCCAATTTTTGTTGACACAAGCGGGTTACTCCCTGGTGAGTATATATATGCTTTATCCACAGAACAGGAAACAAAATCCGCTACAGGGTTCTATACTCCATTTGAAATTGTCAATTGCAATCCATAGTACATTCATACCATTTTGTTATGTTGACATGTTATGTTAAAATAACAAAAGTTTTTACACGAAACATGACAAAGGGGAATAATGGAATGAGCAGTAAAGCATTAAGAGGTAGCGAGATAAGCGACCAGGAAAAGAGCGTCATGCTGGCGCGGCTGTGCGGGTGGAAACTAGAGGATACGCCCAAAGGATTCCCGGCGCATGTTCTAGACGAATCTGATAATGATATATTTCCCTGGCAAAGCCTTGATGGTGATGTCATCGGTTGGGCTGGGCAATACCCGAACCTCTACGACCCCGCCAACATGGCGCTGCTGGCGCTGGTTATTGAATGGGCTTGTAACGGTACACGAATCGACCTAAATTTTATACCGAAGTGGAATGATGCAAATTGGGAAGAGGGGTATTTTGACAACCACTTTGACCCTAAGAATTTTCACGCATCAATGTGCAGAATGGCAGATGAGATACTTGTCCAAGCGGCACAGTACACAGAACTAGCGGCCGGGATGATGACGGAATGAAAACGACAAGCGACAATCGAACAATGGATGATGTTCTAAACGCTGACTTTCGCACAGCGCCAACCCCGCAAGAAGTGGAGCAATGGCGACAAGAACGGGCTGATCTCGAAGCCCGGCTTTCCGAGTTTAAGCGGCGCGAGGAGCTACTACGGGCGGTGGCTAAAGCCGCATGGATTGATCGTGCCTCGCTTACGAAGGCAACATGGAAAACGTTACAAGTCGCCCTCGACGAAGGTGCGATGGGTTGTGAGGATGAAATCAGTTAAAAAAATCAATCAGGAGATACTATGCAGATTAACCAACGTATTAGTCAACTATACAA